TAGATATCGCAAACCTAAACAAAACATTTGCATATGAAAAAATCAAGTGGTAGAATATGGCTATGGAGGAATATTACTATGAAATCAAAATCTGCTAAGACCCCTCCCCCTACCATTATAATCACCCCTACCGGTCGAACCACCAAAGGCCCTGTGGATTTTCCAACGATGGTCAACATGCTGTTCTCCGCGCTGCTCTCCTTCATGAGGGAGTTCCAATCCGCAGCGCCCACGGAACTTCAGGGTCAGGCGCAGGAATACATCTATGACAGCGTGAACATCGCTGCCTCAGAGGTCCTGGCCCGGTTCGCCCCATTGCTGGAGGCCAGACCTGACCTGACCACCGATGCCATCCTTCAATTTGAAAACATGTTGCTCAATGACCCGGAGCACGCCCGTCAGTACTTAGGACACAGCGGCCTCACCCCAGCCCCTTACGTTGAGCCTGACCAACCCGAGGATACCCCCGAGGGATACCGCCAGTTCACAATCCCCGTGGAACTGATGGATGAAGGTGGCGCCGTGACTGAGGTGGAGGACTAATGGCAACGGGCAACATAACCGGCGCTGGCTACCAAAGAGCTGCCCTCCGAACCCTGCCTGAGAAAGTCAAGCCCATCCAAGGCAAGGACGCCCTGATGGTCAACTTGATCTTCGGACTGGAGGGTGAGTTCGGTGAGATGATTGACCAGTTCAAAAAGCAAATCTTCCACGGCCACCACCTGGACCGGCTGCATCTCCAGGAGGAACTGGGGGATGTGCTGTGGTATCTGGTCAACATCGCCACGGTCCACAACCTGTCCCTGATGGAGATCATGGCTGACAATGTGGCCAAGCTCCAGCGACGCTACCCAGATGGGTTCTCCCAAGAAGCCTCCCAGAACCGGGACACCACCGCTGAAACCGCTGCTCGCCTCGACCGTGCCATGGAAAGAGGAGATGAAACCCGTGACTTTCAGCAAGGCAAATTCCCACCTCGTCTCCCAGGCAGTCCCGGGTCCTCGGCCAAGATCAAGGACGATTAAGGACCGCTGCATTGACTGCCCCATCCGTCCGACCTGTCGGCACTGGAGCCGGCCGGCGATCACCCTGACCCGGGATGAAATCCTGATGTGCCTAAACAAGGGAAGGAGTTAACCATGAAAGCAATGCTATCCCAGCCGATGGCCGGCAAGACCCAGGAGGAGATCATTGAAACCAGGAACAAGGCGATCCAGGCCCTTACGGAAAAGGGTTATGAGATCGTCAACACGCTGTTCACCGACGAGTGGTACAGCCGAGACTCCATGACCGCCCGGGGTGTGGTGCAGATTCCGCTGTGTTTCCTTGCCAAGTCCCTGGAGAGCATGAGCCTGTGCCATACGGCCTACTTCTGCAAAGGCTGGGAGACAACCAGAGGTTGCCGCCTTGAGCACGAAGCGGCCAAGGCATATGGGCTGGACATCCTGTACGAGGAATAAATGAAGCGAGTCTTCGACAAATGCCCACGATGTGGTTCAGACCTGATTCCGACGGAAGCCTTCTCAGGGGTTCCGTCGGAATTTTGGTTGGAATGTAGCTCATGCAACACGTTCGTAAATACCTATATTCCGCAGGAGCATCAGGATGCGGTTCATAAAGACCCGCATACCTTCCTCGGGAACTTCGGTGCTTACGGTACGGGCAAGACCCTAACTTCCCGTGAGCAGTTGATGAAGCATTTGTTCATCACCGAGAATGCCAACGCTCTGGTGGGCGCAAACATCGTGCCCCAGTACGAGCAGACGATCAAGCGGGAGTTGGAGGGTGATCTTCCCAAGGCGTTCGTGGCCGACTCCAGTGTACAGAAGGCCTTCATCGAACTGAAGAACGGCGCCCGTGTGCTGTTCCGACCCTTCGATGACCCAGATAAGCTGCGTTCTTTGAACCTCAGCTTCTTTGTCATGGTCGAAGCCAGTGAGATTGACCGGGATGTCTTCGACCAACTGAAGACCCGTCTCAGAAATACCGCTGCCACGACCCAAAAATACGATGACAAAGGTGATCCGGTCTTTGAAATAGACAAATACGGCCGGGAATTCCCGGTGTATGATGCCGACTGGAGGCAGGGAGTCATTGAATCCAACCCTGACAGCGGCTGGATACGCACGGAAATCCTCCTGGTGTCCGATAAAATCCACAAACACGGCGAAGTTCGGGACGAATACCATCAGGACCCGCTGAAAATTGACCCGGATACCGCTACTCATGTGGCATCCACCGATGTAAACAAGTTCCTGCCGCCCAATTTCATCGAAAACATCAGTCGAAACAAGCCGGCATGGTGGGTCAGCCGCTACGTCTGGTCCAGTTTCGCCTACTCTGAGGGCCTTGTGTACCCCGAAGCGGTCAAACACATCGTCAGAACCTTCGATATTCCTCAGGAATGGAAGCGAATGGCCGCGCACGACTACGGATTGCAGGACCCGTCGAGGTTTTTGTTCATAGCCATTGACGAAGATAATGAATTGGTATATGTTTACAGGGAAATCTCACGGGAAGACACCGACATCACCGCTTTGTCCCAAGCATTCTTAGAGGGTGCCGCCGATGTTCCCGTTGGTGGGTGGCTTTGCCCCCCGATCATCGACCCAATGTCCGGTGCAAGGCGCGATTACCACAAGAAATCGCTGATAGACCTGTATATGGAAGAAGGAATCGCCTTCGAGCAGGGCTATGTCAACATCGAAGCCAGAATTTTCCGTCTCGCCACCTACTTCAAGGCTGGCCGGGTCAAGATCATGGACTGCTGCCAGCATTTGATTGAGGAGCTGCGGGAGTACAAGTTCCAGCCGCGCACTCTGGAGAACAAATTCAAGACGGACAAGCCCATCGACAAGAACAACCACTCCATCAACTGCCTTGAGTGGATGTGCATGAAGCTGCCGGCCAATCCCGCGAACCTGATGTACGGTGTGTACAACCAACTGGGCCAGGATGTGGCTGAAAAGAAAGGCGGCAGGGCAAATGGCAAAGACTGGTTACCCCACGCCCTCCAAGACAGCGGCCGTCCAAGCTATGACGCCGACTCAGCCTACGGAATCGGACCTGTTAGCTCTATTTTCTGAGGAGGAACCCCATGCTCACCGTATTATCAACCCTTCTTGTCTGTGCGACCGTTGTCCTCTGCGTGCATCTTGTAACTGTCCGTGGTGTAAAGGTGCAGATCACGCACAACAAGAACTACACCGAGAACATCCAGACGGCTGAGCCTTCCAAGATCGGCTTTTCGCAGACCGCCGATGAAAAAGTAGCTGAACAGGTCGCGCAGAAGCAGGCTGCTGCCTTTGATAACCTACTGTCCGGCGTGAACCACATCATGTTCGGTGTAACAGACCCGTCCGACGATACACAGGGAGGCAAAGTCAATGGCTGATAAACCAAAGCTGCCCAATCGGAAGCTCCCCGACGGTATAACTGCTGAACGCCTCCAGGCAAACTTCTCGGAGGCGTCCACCTATTACACCGTGGCCCATAAACGCCTGGCCATTCTTGACGCTGCTGACCGTGGTCGTATCTGGGAAGCCATCCGCGCCCAGTTCCCAGGCTATCAGATTCTGCCGGATACCAACTTCGTGAACTATGTGAAGGAATACTTGGTCGCCGGCATCTATACCGTGGGTAAGAGCGCCCGGGTGATCCCCACATCCAGCAACGACATCGAGCTGACCGGCAACCTGAACATCCTGTTGGACCACTACTGGGATACGTTCTCGGTTGCCACGTATCAGCGTAAGGCCGGCGAACGTGCTGCACTGCTGAACCTTGGCGTGACGATGGTATCCTGGGACGAGGACCTCCCCGGTGCCGACCTCGGTCTTCAGGATAAGGGCGGTCCCAAGCTCAAGAACATCAATCCGGCCCGGTACATGCGTGATCCCTTTGCGGAATCACTGGATTCGGCCGGGTACTGCATGACCTGGGACTTCTTCCGACTGGACGTACTGATGCAGAACAGCAACTACCGTCCGGCGCTGGAGGCTTTGAGGGCCGCCGGCGAGCTCAGCGGTGGTGCCACCTCAGGGATTCCTGTGAACCTGATGACCGACAAGCCCATTGATGCTGTGACTGCTAGCCAGAAGGATCAGAAGAAGCTGGTCATCCACTGGGTCCGCAACGGCGATGACATCTGCGAAATCCACACCATCGACAATAAGGACATCCTGCTTGTCAAAGAGAAGATCAGCCCGGCCATGTTCCCGTTTGCGGAGCTATACTGCAACGAACCGTCCGGTGATCTCGTTGGCACCAGTGGCCCGGCCAAGATTTTCTCCAATGCGCTGGCGTACAACCTCATCAACTCCGTGCTGCTGACCGCCGAGTACAAGAACCAGCGGCCTCCGAAGTTCATCAGCAACACCAGCGGTATCAACGTCGCCGCGTTCACCAAGCACAGCAACGATGCTGACCGGACCTTCGTGGTCAACGGCGATGCAACGAAAGCCGTGCATTACCATCAGTTCCCGTTCCCTAGCAACAACGCTGCTGTCATTGCCAGGAACCTGTTCACCGACATCCAGACGGTTTCCGGCGTCGATGGCCGTTACACCGGCCGGGACACCGGCAGCATCCTGACCACCGGCGGTGTTGAGGCGATGCTGGATCAGGTGACGCTGATTGACGCAGCCAAGGTCCAGAACTACGAGGACTACACCAAGCGGCTGACCAAGCTGATCCTGTGCAACCTCATGGAGATGGCCCCCAAGCGGACGTACTTCATCAAGAACCCGAAGACCAACAAGTACGCGGAGCTGGTCGTGGACTTTGCCGAGATGCGCAAGGAATCGAAGAAGATGATCTTCGGCTATGCCCTCAGCATTTCCTCGGAGCTCCCTAAGAACAAGGCTCGTCTGGCACAGGTCGCCAACATGCTGATGGAGAAGCAGATGCAGTATGGCCAAGCCGGTGCCGGTCAGGTGGAGTTCATCACCCCCGAGGAGTGGCTGATGTTCCAGGACATCCCGTTCCAGGAGCTGATTCAGGAGCGCATGGGTATCCAGCGCACAGCCGAGTACCAGGAGAAGGTGGCTGAGATCGTGTTCGCCTTTGGCAACATGGTTGGCAAGGGCGTCGCTCCTGAACAGGCAATGCAAGCCATCGCTGCTGACATGGCCGCACGGGAAAATCCCGCCGCGATGGTGGGGCAGCCGGAGCTGCCAATGGAAAATTCTTCCGCAAACCCGTTGACAAATCAAAACATGCCAATGTAAGATGATAGCAAAGGTTCCAGGACCTTCCAAAACCTGAGTCACACTCCCCTCCGGGTTTCGTCACCCCGGGCGAAAGGACAGACAGTATGCCACCCGAAATGGAAGCACTCAACGCCCTTCTTGATGGGAGGCCCCTACCGACACCAGCGCCGTCGGCAGACCCGGCCCCCGCCACCGATCCTGCACCCGCAGCTCCTACTGCAACGGCTGACCCAGAGCCTGCACCAACGGACCCGAATGCGCAAACGCCTCCCGCTGCACCGGCCGCTCCCGCTGCCGCTCCTGCTGCTGAGGCTGAGGAGGATGACCTTGAGGTTGTTCTGTCCGGTGGCAAAGGCAAAGCAAACGCAGCCTTCGCGCAGATGCGAGTGGAGAACACAAACTTCCGAACCATCATTCGGCAGCTCGGTGAAACCCTCGGACTCCCTGTAACCGGCGACCTGAATCAAACCATTGAAGGCATCCGCACCCAGATTGTTGGCCTGCAATCGCAGCGCAACAACATCCCAGCCCCCTTCCTTCAGCAGGCTACGGCCAATGAAGCGAAGCTGGCCCAACTGGAAGCGGACCAAATGCGCACCAATGCGCTGTTGGCCTTCGAGAACGTGAAGAACACGTTCAAGCTCTCTCAGGCCGAACTGGGCAAGTTTGCTCAGGACCTGGTTGCAGCAGGAAAGAACCCGATGGAAAAGCCCATGGACCTGGTGCAGGAGTATCGGTTCATGAACTATGAGGCGCTGACTAAGAAAGCAGTTGACGAAGCCCTCGCCGCCGAGAGGGAGAGACAGACCAAGGCCCGTGAACAGAGCGCGACCGTGCCCACCAAGAGCACCCCGCCTGCAACTGGGTCCCCCGCACCGATTAACACCGTTGCTGGTCTGGCCTCGTTCCTGGATGGGTTGGGCAAGTAAAGAGGAGTGTGTGACTCATGGCTATGTTCCTGAATGCTCTCGCTGACATCCAGTCCGCGGTTACTCTGGTGAATTCCGCTATCAACAACGGAACCGCCGAGATTTCCCCCGAGACGTTCTACAGCAAGCAATTGCTGGACACCATCCGCATTGACGGCGCCCAGTACGTGTACTTCCGGCTGGCTGACACCGCGCCCATCCAGGAGAAGGCTGACAAGCTGATGCTCCGTCGTTGGGCGCCGCTGCAAGGCCACACGGTTCCCCTGTCCGAGGGTGTTCCCCCGCAGTCGGACAAGGGTTCCGTCGAGAAGTACGAGCTGGAAGCGTTCCAGTATGGCCGCTACATGGAGTTCACCGACAAGGTGTCCATGAAGGTGGTTGACCCCATCCTGGCCCACTACTCCAAGGAGTACAGCCTGGTGGCCATGGAGACGCTGGACCTTCTGGCGAAGGAAGCCCTGCTGCTGGCCGCGCAGAAGTTCTATCCCTTCAACGCCACCAGCCCCGACGGTCTGGCCACGATCACCGCCGCTCAGCGTGCCCCCGCCATGAACGATCTGCGCAAGATTCAGCTCTCGCTGAAGAAGCAGCTCGTGAAGCCCCGCACCAACGGCAAGTATCATGTCATCGGCTCCCCGGAGTTCTACTTTGACATGCTCTCCGACCCGCTGGTCGAGAAGTTCATGGAGATCAACCAGACCACGAAGCCCATGTACGACGGCGGCGTTGCGCCCCTGCCGCCCATGTTCGGTTTCGAGTTCTATGAGACGCTGGTGGTCCCGACCTCCGGCGAGTGGGTGGACTCCGCAGGCGACAAGCGCCTGAAGTTGATCGCCACCGCCGACGGTGCGGTCACCCAGTCCGCTGTTGGTGTACAGCAGGACCTGTCCGAGAACAACGCGCCCGAGTATGACCTGGTTGACGGTTACGTCAATGACAGCCGCACGGGTCAGCCCGGTTCCTACATCCCGCAGCGCCCTGTGTGGACCATTCCCGTGGGCTTCAGGGAATTCAAGATGCAGCACATCTTGATCCTTGGCGACGGTGCTCTGACCCGCACGGGCCTGGCCGGTGAGGACAACGTGAAGATGATTACCAAGCCGCTCGGTTCCACCGGCGTGCTGGACCCCATCGATCAGCGTCAGTCCATCGGCTTTAAGATCAACAGCGTGGGCTTCGGCTCCACGCGGCCCGAGGCCATCGTAGATTACGTCTGCGTTCCGACTCAGGTTAACCTGTAGTGACAAAGGGAGCGGGGCACCCTCGCCTCGCTCCCTTCTTTTAACTGAGAGGAGAAGCATCATGCCGGAATCCGTACTTGACAATCTGCTGAAGCAGGAAGAAACCAAGCCCACCCGCGCCGCCCGGAATGCCGGTGCGCAAAGAGGTGTGAACATTGCCCAGGCCATGGCCAGTGTTCACGACGACACCAAGACTGTTCATGAGGCGCTGTTGGCGCAGGACAAAGTGAACGTCAGCCTGGCCCCCCAGTACCGGCCCTACTTTGGTAAGGTCATGACCGTTTCTCTGAACGGTATTCCGATCTACCTCCCTGTCAATGGCAGGCAGTATGCGGTCCCCAGGGACTACGCCGCTGTCATCCATGGCAGGCGCAGGGCCGTGGACGATCTCCTGATGAAGACCAACCGAATGGCTGATGTCAGGAACAACTTCGAGACTTACGCCGGCGAGTTGAAGCTGGGTTAAGCAAAGGCCGGGACCACCCGGCCTTTTCTTTTGGAGGGACTATGAGACTATCTGACATCGCCAAGGGCATCAACATCAAGCTGGCCGGTGAACAGCATCCCATCCGGGAGCTGGTCCCGTTTCTGGACGATGCCGTAGACCGGATCAATCAGGACCTGAACACGGTCTTCCCCTCCTTCAGTTCGCTGCCCACCAGTGCGATAGAGTATACTGCAATCCCGGACAAGTACATCCGCACCGTGCTGTTTTTTGGTGCCGCGTATTATTACTACCAGGCCGACGAGGAAGGTCAGGACTCGGCCCGGGCCTATCAGGAACAGTTCGAGCGGAACCTGTTCTTCATGCTCAGGGATTACCTCCAGGAAGTACCTGAGGAGTTCCAGGCGTCCACCGAGCAAGGTTCTCTCGTCCATGACATGCACGGTGTGGACGGCCAAGGCATTGAGAGTATCAACTGGGGAGCGTACAGAATCTGATGGCTGACAACGCAAGGTATCCCGCCGTACTAAAGCGGGTCATGAGCGGTGAAGACCCGGTGGGCGATGCCCAACGGGCCTTTGGTATGGACCTTGCTGCGCTGATCGCACACCTCAACACCACACTCATCCCTATACACAATGTGGCAACGGGTAGGGATGCTGCTGACGCACACCCTATTTCTGCGATCACAGGCCTGTCTGCTGCTCTGGCTGATAAAGCACCCCTGACCCACGCCCATGCCTGGGCAGACATTACCTCAGGGAAACCCGCGACCTATCCTTCAGACTGGAACATCCTCAACAATAAGCCGCTTTCTTTCCCACCTTCAGCGCACGCCCACGACTACATACCAACTTCGGCCTCCTGTAACAAAAACTGGAACTGGAGTGGGCAAGGCGGTCAGCCTCCTTGGGTGTGGGGTGGTTCTGCCGCGACGGACATGTATGTATACAACCCGTCCAACTTCAACGTTGATATGGTAGATGGGGTACACGCAAGCGCCTTGGCTGGAACTTCATCGGCCTCATCGTGGGACTTACAAACCGCAATCACCAACCCCTTGTCGAACGGTGGTTCGTGGTCGCCGAAGTCGGGAATGTATAGGCTTTCTGATGCCGGCAACATAGGCTTGCCGGGGGGCTGGTGGCACATTCTGCAAATGAAACATGCCGCAGATGGATACGACGCACAACTTGGGATTGAGTATTATGGCGGCTCCAATATTGCGTTCAGATCGGCTGACGCACAGTCATGGGGGCCGTGGCACACGATCTTCAATACCGGCAATTCCGCTTGGCAGGGCGTCGATCAAGCTGCATACATTCGATTCCCTAATGGCCTACAAATCTGCTACGGCTACTGGACCGGCACATGTGCAGTGACAACGGCGTGGGGCAGCGGTTTTGATATGGCCTCCCCCATTTCCCTTGGAAATTTCCCTGTGGCTTTTGCCGCAACTCCAACAGTGGTCTATATGTTCAATAGTGGCGACAGCGCCTACTTGGGGTACATAGGTGGGCAGGCGTTACCCACCACCACAGCATGGGGGTCGTTCAATATTCTTCGTATGACGAGCGCAACGATTACCAATGCAAGAATAAGCGCCATTGCTTTTGGAAGGTGGTTTTAATCATGACCTACTTGATGGATTACGATCACCAGACGGGTGACATTCGTGGTTTCTATACACACAGCACACCACACCCTGACGGCTGTGTGGAGATCACGACCAATGTTTGGCAGGCGTTGTTAGCGGGTTACACCCGCTTTCGTTTGACGCTACCGGCACCAAACGTCGTAATCGACGCTATGGATTCGTTTTACCCCAGCGATCCCCAGCCGGTTGACGGGCGCAGTGATGCGCAGAAAATCCTCGACGAGCTGTGCGCGCTGGATGCCGTGTTGCCGCGTTGCACGGAGGACCTGATTGACGCCTTGCAGCTCGACCCGACCCTGCTCCCGTCCATCCTGCAAGACCGTTTGGCCCGAAAGAAAGAATTGCGTAACGCATTAAGTGCGCTGCAATAAGAGGGGGTTGATCTATAATGGCTATGTCCTCTTACAAGAACTATCAGCGCACCCAACGGGTTCTAAACGTCGAGCAGAACGCGGCCATGGGTATGCAGTTCTCCGATGCGCCGCTGGCCCAGGGCTTTGCCAAGGTGCTGGCCAACTTTGAGTTCAAGGACAACGGCCTTGTGCTGGTTCCCCGGGGTGGCTTTCATCCGCTGGCCAACAGTACCCGCACACTGCCCCAACTCCCGCACTACGGCCAGATTCTGCCCAAGCGTGTGCATCATGTGGGCCGCGCTGCGGTGTCCCTGGGTGAAATGGAGGACGAGTCCAAACGGTACGCGCTGATCTTGGACGATGTTCCCTTCAGCCAGTCCCCGTACTTCCCGTACTCCGGTGCAACGGTCCTGCTTGAAGTCAATACCAACAACTTCACTCAGGCTGAGAATGACTCTGACCGGCCCACGCACACCTATCTGGATGAGGCTGAGGGCGGCGCGGAAACGTTGGAAGGCGAGTATCTGCTCAAGGCTATCAACATTGAGGAGCCTTGGCTGCTGCATGGCATGACGGTTCAGGATATGAAGAAGCTGCCCCTTGTGGCGCACCTGAACAACCAGCCGTACTTCCCGGCGTTTTACAACAACCTGTCCACGTTGGAATCCTGCCTGTCCACACTGAAGTTTTCCCGGGCCAATACTGAGGCCAGTTATGTTGCCGACCTCGGTGCGGTTACGCCACGGACAGTCATGCCCACTGAGGCCATCAACTACGGCTACAACATGTTATCCCAAAATCCCTATGCATTCCAGGACCAACTGTCTGCCGCCGTCGGCGCCAACTACATCATCCTGGATGGCGTGCTACCGTACACCGGCGAGGACTGCACTCAGGTCATGTTCAACGCCAAGGTCGGTAGCTGGATCACCTTCCGGTTGTTCGGTCGATTCCCGGATACGGTCAGCGCCTATAAGTTGAAGTGGGAAATCCGTGACCTTCTTAGTGATGACATCACCATGTACGAGGACCGGATGCACACCTACCACTACAACGACGGTCCGGCCTACATGTGC